CGGCGTAGACCAGCGTCGATCTGTCGAGCGGCTGGTATTGGTTTTCGTCCAGCCATTGCGCCATCTGGCCGGTGGACGCGGTGTTGCGCAGGATCTGCTCGACGGGTTTTTTTCCGTCCCGGTTTGTTCCGGCGATGGTGGTCGGCGGGCGGTAGTAGATCGCCAGCGGCAGGCCTTCTTGCCGCCGAAAAATCACGCCTTTGGAGTCGGCGACGTTCAGCCGCGCGACGTCGCGGCCATCCTCCGCCAGCACGAATTCGCCGAGCGCGAAGCCCTGCTCGTACAGTTCGTTGCCCATCGCGGCGTAGAAGCTCTGATAGCCCTGCTGCAAATCGCCGACCTGCACGCGCTGCATCCAGTCGTCGAGCTCGCGTTGCAGGCTGTCGCCCTCTGCCTCTGCGCGCGGGATGCCGTCCATCGTCACCAGCCGGTTGATGGCGGCGTCGAGCACGGGGATGGCTTCGCGCATGGCCTCGTACTGCTGCGGGGCGACTTCGCGCGCCACCCACTGGTCCAGCTGGCCGGACCACGGGCCGAGGGGGTTGGATTCGCGGGAGAAGGCGCCGCCGGAGATGGGGTCTGCGGGGGATTTGCGGGCGAACCAGTTGGCGGGGTTGAGGTTCATTTCGGCTCCGTCAGCCCTGCCGGGATGGCGGGCAGGTCGCACCAGTAGAGCACGTCGTACACGTCGAGCGGATCGCCGTAACGATCCGGGCGCAGCTCGTCCAGCCATTGCGCCGAGTCTGCCTCGTCGAGCGCTTTGCGGCCGATGCAGTGCTGCATCTGGCTGCCGGACTTGGCGACGAACAGCACACGCCGATCTGCCGGGGGCGGGCTGGTGCGGGCGTCTCGCCATGTGATGCTGGTGATGGTTTGTTTGCTCATACGATCGAATCTTTGGCCGGTTGCGATTTGCGTTTGGCGATTTCGCGGTCGATGTACCAGCGGGCTTTTTCCAGATCCTCGATGGCGTTGCCTTTGAGGTCTGCGCGCCAGAGGTATTTGATCGCGTTGCCACAGCAAAACCCCATGTGCTCGGTGATCTGGATGCACTCGACGCCGCTCGGGTGCTGGGTGTAGTGGGCTGGGTGATTGACGGGATCAGTCATGCGGCGCTTCTCTCGTAAACCCCGCCGCCGAACACGTCCGGGGATGAATCGTCGTTGAACACCTTGCGCAACATCGCGGTGCGCATGGCGTCGATGGTGTGGTCGTTGGTTTTGTCGTAAATCAGGTGGCGCGCGCCTTCGCGTGCGGTGTGGTTGCTCAGGTGTTGCACCACGTCGCTGTCCATCGGCAGGGCGAAGCCGCGGCGCTGGAGGCGGCGCAGCATCAGGTCTGTTGCCAATTGTTTGGCGGGCAGGCGAATCGGTTTTTCCTCGCCGGTGCGTTTGTCTGGCTGGGTCAGCAGCTCTCCGGATTCGCTGATAGCGTCCATCGCCTCGGCGAAGTTGAAGCCGGTCATGCGGTTGTCGTAGTCGCCCTCGGCGAACTGCGCCATGCCCTGCAACATCTGCACGACGGCTGTGCCCGCGCTGCCGAAGTCGACGCCCCACGCACCGCAGAAGCCGAACAGTTGGTCGATGGCGTGAATGATTTCGGCTTGCAGGTCGTAGCCCACGCCCTTGAGCTGCACGCGCAGCACGAGGCGCAGTTCTTCGCCGATCTCTCGGAACACGAAAATCTCGGTCGGGTCTTTGGCGTAACCGAGGTCGCAGCCGAACCAGTATACGCCGCGCTCGGCGGGGGCTATGAACTCAGCAAGCAGGCCACGAACACCGGCGCGGCGCTCGTCTGCGTCTCGGCTGTCGATGCTGCCGAGGTCGTCGTAGCGATCCGCGATGCTGTGCATTTGCGGGATTTTCTTGCCGTTTTCCTGCCTCATCTCGACACGTTCGGCGACGATGTGCAGGCTGCGCTCGCCCGCATCGGCGAGCAGGCGCAGGCAGCGGTAGTCCGGCAGGTGGCGGAAGTTTGGTTCCAGCACTGCCCACGAAAACACCGGGTTCTCCTGCTGGCCGTGGTTGCCGAGGACGTTGCGCTGGTAGCCAGGGGAATCTTCGCCGCCATACAGGCTGATGAAGTGCTGTTTTCGCTCAACTGTCCAGAATGGCGGCGGCATGAGCGATTTTGCCCAGCGGAACAGGCGGCGACCTGTTTTGCGCGGGTCGAGGTCCGGCACGGCTTGCTGCGTCATGCGGTAGAACTCGGTCGAGTTGTCGCCATCCGGCACGGAGTAGATGCGGTGCTTGCAGCCGGGCTTGAGCGCGCGGAAGAACTCGGACCAGATCACCGGGTTTTTAATTTTGGCGGCCTCGTCGAACAGGCCGAGCGCGTTGACGTGCACGCCGCGGAATGCCTCGCCATCGTGCCCGGCTGGCCGAAAGTACACGCGGCCGACGGCGGGTTTGCCGTCTGGTGCCGGCGTGTTGAATCGCATCATCGTGTGTGGCGTGCGCTTGGGCTGCAGCCAGAAATGTGAGACGAATCCGCGCTCGCTGGCAGCGTCTTCGGTGATGCCTGCGTGCTCCTCGATGTCCATGATGATTTCGTCGAGGTGGGTTTGCTGCGGCGCGACGACGAGGATGTATGGCCGCCGAATGGTGCCGCCGAAGCTGGTGCACATGCCCCACAGCACCAGCGCGGTGATCTCGCGTGTTTTGCCGACCTCTGCACCGTCCTGATGGATCACGTCCTGATCCCAGGCCAGCACGCTGGGGCGCTGGTAGTCGAAAAACGTGTAGGGGTTGCCGGTGTCCGGCTCACGCAAAAACGCCTTGGCCCAGCGCACCGGGTTTTCACACAAAAACGCCATCTGCGCGTGCTGCATGCTCAGCCCATAGTCGCCCCGCTCAACGCCCTGCCAGCTCATGCAGCGCGCGGCCAGCCACGCGTCGAAGTCGTCGACATCGAGCGCGCCGGCTGCTGTGGCTTGGGCGAGAGCTGCGGTCATGCCTGTCGGTTATCCCCGGTCAAAATCGCCCGTATCGGCCACCAGAGCTGATCGTCGAGCTGGTTATCGGTGCGCTCGACCAGCTCGTCGCCCAACGCGACGAACAGGCGCAGCAGGGCACGCCGGCCGAGGGCGCGCAGGATCAGGACGAGGATGGCAGGCATAGCGGCTCCGATTGATTCGAGGATGATTTTACGGCGAGCTGGTAGTGGGTCAGCTGGTCGGTGGTGGCTGTCCCGCCGATGCCGTCTGCGCCCCATTCGATGTCGAGGCCGATGGCGCGCGCTTCGTGGCCGACGATGGCGGCCAGCTCGTGGAATTTGATGCGGCGCTCTGTGTCGCTGAGCAGGTCTGACGGCATCGGCACAGGGGCGAGGCTGACCGCGATGGATGGCAGTTGGTTGTAGGGGCTATCTGGCCAGCGCACGGTGGTGCGGCGGTCGAGCACCATCAGCTCTTGGGTGTCTTCGTCTCGATGGCCGGCGAGGATGACGCAGGGTGTGCAGCGCACGACGCGCAGCACCAGATCGCGCAGCTGCGGATGCAGGGTGCGCAGGCGCTCGCGGCTGGTGCGACCGAGGCTAGGCACTGATCCACCCAAACTCAAGCCAGCGGAAGGCGATGGCGATGGCGGCAGCACCAAGCAGCGTGGACAGCAGGAGATTTGCGCCGCTGATCCATTCCGGCAGGTCGTAGTTGATCAGCAACCGCCAGCCGAATTCCGCCAGCTGCGTTGCGATGGCGACGCACAGCAGGATCGCCGGCAGGCGGCGGAGTAGCCAGTCGGTCATTGGTCGTCTCCGTGGTGTTCGATGACGCGCGGCGATGCGCCGGCGTTGACGCGGCTGAAGGCGCCGCCGAGCAGTTCCGCCAGCGCGCCGGCGCCGTCTTCGGCCTGTTGCAGACCAGACACTGCGCGCGGGGTGGCGAGCAGGTTGCTGAGGTTGATGCCGAGTTTGTCGAGCAGGTTGGCGTAGTGCGCGATGCTCGGATTGGCGAGGATTTTTGACGGCAGCGGCTCGCCGGTTTTCGGGTGCAGGACCACTTCGCCGTCTTTGCTGATCGCCGGGATGCTGATGGTGAGGCCGTCCTCGGCGATGCTCTGGCGCAGGCCGACGAGCAGCTCCATTGCGCCTGCGGCTTCGGCGGCGAGGGCGCTGTGCATGCTGTCGGATTTACCGTCCTGCATGGCGCTCATCAGGCCGTTGAAGGCGGCCATGTAGACGGTTTTGTCGAGGCAGCTTTGCCCGGCTTTGGTCTGGCCTTCGATGACCAATGTGCAGCCGCCGGGGCCGGTGGATTCCGGGTGATGCGGGCAGGTTTTGCGGCAGGGTTTGCCGAGCAGGCCGAGGGTGCCCCACTGCTGTGCGGCGAGGTTGGCTGCGCCGCTGTACAGGCCGTGAATCCATGCATTGCGCGAGCTGGCGGCCTTGCCCTCGTCGGTTTTGGGGCCGGTGCTGTTTTGCGCGTTGGCGCGCCGGGCTTCGAGCGCGGCGGGGCTCATGGTGTATTTGCGTTTTGGTTTTGGCGGTTGGTCGCTCATGCGAGCGAGTGTGCTGGCTGCTGACATGACACGGCTACCGGCAGGCTGTCACCCAGCGATAGATGGTGCGCTCGGAGACGCCGCACAGGCGGCCGAGTTCGGCGTACTGGTACAGGTGCTCGTGGTGTGACTCTCGCACGCGCTGGGCGAGTATCTGCCGGTGCAGTTCGCCCCAGAATGACGACGGCTCTGGGACGTGTGCCAGGCGGCGGTCGTCCTCTGCCAGCTCACTGAGCACGGCGTGCAGGTTGCTGCCGCCGATGCGGTGGCCGAGATGCACCCAGCGAGCGTAGAGGCCGTCGTATTCGGCTGAAAACAGCGAAAGCACATCATCGCGAGAGGCTCTCTCAAGCTCTCTGAGCCACGATCCAGCCCTACCCATGCCCAACCC